TTATCTAAAATCCAGTCAAATTTTTGTTTATAATCATTAGTTCTTTTTCGTTTCAAAGGTCTTCGATTTAATTTAGTTTTGGTCATTTTGAATCGAAGTTTAACTGCTCGCCTTTGAGGCTCAGAGCCGTATTTAAACATAGATTTACGACCATGACCGTAAAAAAATGTACTAGATGGAATAAAACCACGTCGAAATCTACCGATTATCCTACGTCGTTTTTGAGTATATTTTTTGTATTGCATTGTTGTTTAAATTGTGAATCTATAAACAATTCGAAATAATTCACGTTTATATGCAGCTTTAAGACGATAATATCTTAACCTATTTAAAGGAGAGGCATGAAAACGATATGCTGCCGCGGCGCGGTGATATGCGTTTTCTAAATATGTTAATCTATTTATCATAATGAAATTATGACTGTGGTGACACAAAAGTCACGACACAGAAGTGGCTAGGTAATACTAACTAGCCACTTCTGTTCATATATCACCTTCCTCTTTTTCAGTACCAAGATATACATTTTGAAAATGTTGATCAGCACCAGTTACAACATCATGATACTGGAGAGAAGAAATTGTATTTCCATTCCAATTAAGATTAGATGTTGTAGAATTAATATATTGAGTCCTTTGATAAAAGGGCACATTCCGTAGTTTGATATATTTAGAATTAACAACAGCTAATGAAACATCACCATAGGTAAAGGCACCTTTGTTTGCATTAGATACAGTTGTTTCATTATCAATTATAGCATTAGACCATGCACGAACAGTAATAAATCTGGAAAAAGTTCTCCATGCAGCCCCAACTGTCCAAGTACCTGCTACAGCAGTATAAGAATTTATGGACATAGCTTTGGAATGATTAGACAACATTTGAGATGGAATAGAAACATTGTAATTAATAGATTCACCAGGGCCCAAAATAATAGTTTTTCTATCTAACATCATATACATTTTGTTAGTTTTTATAAAACCTTTATTAACTAAACGAATAGTTGAAGGTTGCAATATAGAATCTGAAAAAGTTGGTTTAACATTTAAAGGTTCTTCAGTATTGCCAAAATATGTTTGAGAAGGGGATGCATAATAATCTTGATTAATACACCCTAAAGGTGTATTATTAGCATAATTCCCAAGAGGATCATTTGGAGATTGTAATGCTTCAAAAACAACATCTCTAGGTTTCCAACAAATAATTTCAACATTACAAGATAAATTGGACGTATTTGTAAATTTATAAGTTGAATCATATTGTTCTAAGAATAGCTGACGATATCTAAACCACGGAGACGTTTGATCTTCAGGATCTGTTTTAGTAATATCAACAATACTACCATAAGAATTCATAACACTTTTATCATCATATGCTAATTTATTTGACAATTGTGCAAATTCCATTTGGGTTAAGTCAGCAAATTGGGCAATCATTTGACTACCAACAGATGTTGTAGTGTTAGCAGTTTGTGATATTCTTAATGTTCCAGGGACATACGTAGCGCGATTATCATAAAAATCAGTTGCTGTATTGCCAGCAAAAGCAGAATCTAAACAAGAAATCCATTGAGGATAACATGGATTTTGATAAATACAAGTTTCAGGAAACATCCGTTTTTTAATAAGATCAACACTTAAATCTTTTAAAGTGCCTTTTTTGGAATTTTGTTTAATAAAAGTTGTTTTTTGTAAATTGTCAGTTCTTTCTTTTTTCCTGACAATTGTACGAGGAGGTGTTCTAAATCTTTTAGGCATAATGTCTTAAATTGTGATGTATTAAAGCTTTACGCTTCAATTTTTTTTTATTTTCAGAATGTAATAATTATATTTTAAAATATTCTTTTAAAGAGATTAATAAATTGTGAATGCTTATACTAAAACTAGATAAACAACTACATTCAATATCTTTATCTTGCATCAGGATTGAAATTATGGTTGTCGAACAATTTCACAACCGTAATCCTGCGTAAAAGCTGAGCGATATCCTCTGACGTCCTCGTATCCCAAGTCGCAGTGGGATCTTTCGGGGTTGTGATAAAAATTTTCTTTCCTAAAAATTGGGTCGTACCACCCTTGAACTCGATGGACATGGGGTAACGGTCGAACAACCTCAGCAAAGACGCAAACGTACAAAAATCCCTTCGGTAATCGTCGATAATAACAACTTCCTGTCCTACGTAACCATCCCACCATTTGCCCGTAGGGTCCTTGACATAATAAGAATTGGCCATTGCGGCCTCCTCGAACGCAGTCTTCGATTTTCCAGTACCTGTCGGGCCGTAATACCAATAAACTTCCGTTTTCCACTGACGATATGGTTGACGCAACGCTACTAGCTTCTCGATACCCTTAGAAAATTTAATAAATTCAATTGGCGCTTCTTCAGCTATATCCATAAGAGATTTACCTTCTCCAACTAATTGAGCAACTCGCTCAAGATCGGATCTTGACCCCTGTAAAGGGCGATTGCCATACTCTTCAAAGTTACCCTCTTTACTACAGTAATCAATATTGTGAGATACGGTGCCTCGACAAGCTTCCAAGTGAATCCTTTGGAGACCAGGAATCCCCTTAACCGATTGAAAGCTCTTAGGGTTTGAAAAGGCAATAAATCCTTGCAGGTGAGGAGTGCCGGAATCACCTCGTTCAATTCCGAAGCATGCATAGTTAATATGATGTACATCTCTTCCTGAGTCACCGAAAGAAAGACGTACGGACGTAAGTTCCTCATCAGTAAAGTTGTTGAGGGTAAAACAATATCTTCGTTTTCGTTGTCCGACGTCAGATCTATTATTTCGGGACATTGCATCAAGTATTATAGTAATAAATAAAGTGTTGAAAAGTGTTAAAAGGTAAAAGAAGTAAATTCTAGCTAACCGGGCACGTATCTACGTGAGTTTATGATTTTTTTTGTAATTAATAATTATATTTTAAAAAAAAATATTTTTATAAAAAAATAAAAAAAATAAAATAATTAATTTGGGTACACTACATTGAGTACACTACATAAATTTTTTTATAACAGTTCCTATATCCTTATTAAATTTTTTTCTTAATTCTCTATAAGCAGTATAACGTGAAGCAGGCATTTTATCTAAAATCCAGTCAAATTTTTGTTTATAATCATTAGTTCTTTTTCGTTTCAAAGGTCTTCGATTTAATTTAGTTTTGGTCATTTTGAATCGAAGTTTAACTGCTCGCCTTTGAGGCTCA